AGGAAATTTGCGACCATTGGCAGGGACAGCACACACTTGGATGATTGAAACAACATCACCAGTCTTAAACGCGCCGCTTGATAGGTCCTGACGTAGAAACCCAATCGCGCCCTTATTCAAAACTGTTTCGAGTTTGTCTAAGTTACTGAATGTCGGGTGAAGCTCGAAAGCCTCACCATTCAGGATGATGTCAGTAATGCCACGATTCGACATGATGACCCCTATTAAGCTGCTGCTGTGTAAGCGATAACGCCAGCACTATCGAACGTACAAGAAAATGTTTCTTCCTTGTTGTATTCGCCGCCACGCTCTAAAGAAGTCACCAAGAAGTCGCCAATAAACGTATCGCCCAAACCCGACTCAAGTTTTAAGTTAAGGAATGTTTTGCCAACTGCCGCCGCCATCAAAGTTGTTTTGAATACTGCCGCATCGCTGACAATGCCAGAGCCTTTCAAGCTAATACTTTGAACGCCTGCACCTTCAAGTAATGTTTTCCACAACGTGCCGTCTTTATCTGTCACGTCGATGGCTTCATTGTTCAATGTCATGCCATCGCTGCGAAAACCTGCAATCGCGGTATAAACATCTGGACCTGTAGAAACGCGAATTTTGATACGAAAATCTTGACCGCTAAACTTTGCCATTTAAGACACCTCGTTAATTAATAAACTGAAACGCATCACGCCATGCCGCGTGATACTGTCGCTATCTGTCACTATCTCGCTGCGTAGAAAGCGACATAAAACACTTTGCTCTGTCGTGAGCGTTAAACTTGCGTCATGCAACAACGAATGAGCTTTATCCATCCAAGTACGAATCTCTTTAGTCCCGCGATACTGCGAGCCAATGTGCAATGTGATGGTCGCCTCAATGCCGTCATAATCTTTATCCGACCAATCGCTTGAGCCGCCATCTTCAATCCAAATCATCGGAAAACTGGAAACATCGCTTAATGACTCGCTGACCTTTCCTGCGAACAAAGCATCGCCATTCAAAGCCGCGTAAACTGCTTTGAAGTAGTCATTAAATAGGCTCATATTGGTCTTACGCCTTGCATATCTCGGACGGCTTGATTAACTGCGTTTTGCACGATGCGAATTGCTTGCTGCTTCTTAGCGTCCAATCCTTTAAACATAAACGGACGCGGTGCTAGGCCTGCCGATAAGTCGCCAAACTCTAAACGTTTGGCATAAGGTGCGATTGAATGGAGCGATAAAATCCTGATTCTTAGGTTTTGCATATCAGGCTCTACTTGAATTGAGCGAACCAAGAACCCTAAATCAGTGGCAGGGCTTTCACCTGCTGCTGAAGCCGTATGTGTTCGATAGCTTCCGCTGGCGTTTTTTATTCTGTAGGTTTTTCCGCCCCTCGGTGCGTCGTTTACATTACGCCTAACCTCAGTTGCGACAATCTCACCAGCAATCACTAAATTGGCTTCAATCCTGCGATTTAATGCTGCGCTGAACTGAATGGATAGCGACATTATGCAGCCTCTAAAAGTCGTCTTGAGCCATCTTCAAGTAAGCGGTAGTCGCCATCTTCTAGTAGTCTAAAATCTGAAATTGTGCGGACTGTCGAGTCGGTAGAGTCTAGCGTGAGCGAGAATATTTCTTCTTTGTTGTACTCGCCTGATGATTCCATCGACGTAATTTTGAACGCGCCCTCGTACACTTCGTTGAGATTTGATTCAATCCGAGCGTTGATAAATGCGCCAGTTATCACGCTTGAGCGAATAAATAAGAACGATGCAGAGTTATTGCAAATGCCACTCGCTTTAATACTAATACTCTCAACACCTGCGCCTTGTAATAGCGTTTTCCAAAGTGAGCCGTCCTTATCTGTGACATCGACTGCTTCATTGTTTAGCGTCATTGTCGTTGAGCGTAAAGCAGCCAACAAAGTAAACGTGCTATCAATCTCGACATACAGCCGAAAGAACTGGCCTTTTAATTTGCTCATGTTGTTGTCGCACCCCATAACTCACAAGTGATGCTATAAAAATCTAAGTCATATTGATGCTGCGAAATACCAAGCACGCGAAAGTATTGGCCTCGATGTGAGATTCTGTATTTGTCGGATAATCTTGTGTCGAGTGCGAAAGTTTGCTTTTGGCGAATGCTGAATTTTAAGCCTTCGGTGTGTGTCGATTGGCCACGGTTAAATTTATCGCTAATTGATTTGTTTTCAGCTTTTGCCCATGCACTGCCAAGTGTCGTCCATGTCGTAACAAAGCCGCCTTGACCATCACCGGCATTAGATTCAAGACCAATAGTGATTCGATGCTTTAACTCGCCTGCGCTAATCGTCATACGCTGAACACCCGCAAATGACCAACCATTGACAGCACAGAAGCAGGAATTTTTGCTGCTTCGAGATTGCCGCGATTATAAAAACGGTATGAAGCAAGCTCCATGATTGCGGTCTTTAGAGTCGCATCAATAGCAGAAACGGTATAAGTAAACGTAATTTTGAAACCGTCAAATTGTAGGCTTGGACTAAACACATCTGTCGGCGCAATTCGACCCGTGTCTTTTTTAACTGAAATATATGTATTTGCTGAAAAGTTGCCATCGCTGTCGGCTATTTCTAAAGCTGCCGAGGTTAATGGAATAAATGGCGCGTAAACTGGCTCAATAAATGAGTCGTAAGTTTGTGCCCAGACCTGAGTAATTAATGGAATTTTTAAGAGCTTTTCTAATTCTTCGCGGCTTGATGTAATTAACGCATCAATAATACTATTTTCGTCGGTGTTCTCAATTTTGGCATAAGCAACAACATCTGCGCGTGTGACTAGCTCTGTTGACGATATAGAAACACGATAAGCCATTGCCAAAACCTCAAAAAGTGCGCGTCCTTGCGCGATGAATCTCTTTAAACCACGTTAGCGATGCGTAAGCCGTACTTAATCGCAGTACAACCCACGGACAGTGTAGAACCTGCCGCAGTTACCGCAGTTGCACGCACATAACGCTTGTTGCCGATGTAACCAACATTTGAAACGCCTGCCGCAGTCAACGCCGCCGCCGCTTCTGTGCCGAGCAAATCAGCATCAGCGACAGCCGCAGCATCACTTAGGCCTGAGTCGTCACCTTCTTCAATTAACGGCGTAACACTGCCGTCTGTGTACGCGCCAACTTGGAAAATAAACTCCAAAGCGTTACAGCCCTGCATGTCAATTATCTCGCCGACAACGTCTGCACCATCTGCCACTGCTGTTAGCGCGATACCAACGCCAACGCTAATCTGATTGTGTAAATCAGTTTGCTTCATGTTCGTTACTCCAATTAGGCTTTGAATTCTAAAGCGCGGTACGCTTCAAAGTTGACTACGTCGCCGCCTACGCGTTTCGACATATTCCATTTTGTTTGACCAGGTGTCGTGATGTTGTCACGCACGATGCTAATGCCGCGACGATCAGCGATTTGATAAGCCGCACCTAAGTCACCGTAGATAATCGACAACGAGCTTGTTGCAATATCAGCCATGTGATCGAAAGAGGCATCAACAGGATGACCGAGCAATGTGCCGAACGCGCCTGTCTGCAAGTTAAAGCCCTGCAAGAAAATATAGTTTCCTGTATCGTCTTTCAGTTTCATCACTTCAGCCAACGTGAAGCGGTTCATACCCCAAACTGCCTTAGCTTGATAAATAGCGCGTAAGCCACAAGCCATATCAAGCAATTTATCCGCCTGACCAGTTGTAGCAAAACCGCCGTTAACACCCGTTTTAATTTTCTGAACTTCACCCCATGCGCGAGAATTGTCGCCAGTGTAAGAGAAAGTCTGAGACATGATGCCTCGTGGTTTTTTAACGCCGTTGCCAGTGATAAACGCTTCGCTTTCACCCTCAGCAAAGCCCATCGAGCCGTCTTGAATCATTAACGATTCAATGTCGTAATCGGCATCATCAAGCATGGTGTTCGACACTTTTGGATAAGCGTAAAGCTCATGCAAACGAATCTCGTATTCGCCAAACTGCTTTGTGTTGGTTTCAGTGCGTGTTTCATTTTCGCCAACCCATGCGTAAGAGTTGCGACCGTTGTTCACGATGCCCGTTAAAATACCTTTGCTGGTATTTTTAACATTGGCATAACGGCGTAATGGCGACATATCACGCACTTTGGTGATGATGCGACCGCTAGTGTCGGCAGAGGTTAACCAGCCGCCATCAGGATTAGACAGGGTACTTAATGCTTTACGCTCAACATCAGTCAAACGCTCAAGATCACCTTTGCAACGAATCAATTTATCAAGAACTTGCTTTTGTTCTTGCTCGGCTTTCGATAATTGGCCTTTTGGCTCATTGCCGCCCAATGCTTGCTGACGTTGCAAATCAGTCAAGCCTTTGATTGCATCAGCAACCTGAGCATCAAGTTTTGCTTGAGCTTCTTTTAACTCAGCAACACCATTATTTTTGGCAAGTTCTGCCATTTTTGCTTCGTTGGCTTCGCGCATGTCATGGACGCTTTTGCCCAAATCATCGACCAACTTTTTTACTTCTGCGAAATTATCCATAGCTTTTAACCTGCTAAAGTTTGTTGAAAGTTTTTTAACGACTGCATTAATTCACTCATTTCAGGCTCTGCATCGCGCACGCCTTTAATTTTTGCAATTAATGTTTTTGACTCACTTCGACTTAATCCACAAACATCGCGCAGGTAGATTTCGCACTCTTTGATACTGCCAAGCTCTGCCGCTTTCACGTTGCTAAACTTGGCCATTTCATTCATTGGGCAGGTAACAAAGCTGTACTCATAGAGAGATAGCTTTTTCAAAATGCGAATACCTTCGTTGTTGTATTCGCGCTCGTTTACCCGATACCCGATAGACAACCCTTTGACCGCGCCAGCCTTTGCTAGAACACGCGCCTCTGCTGCCTGTTGAACTTCTAAAATCAATTTGCCTTCGACATAAAGCCCGATTTCATCTTCGCGCATTAGCGTAGTGACACCAATCGGCTCGTCGGTTTCGTGCTGCCAACAAACGGAAGGATAGTTATTGCCAATGCTTGCCAAATACTCAGCAAATGCACCCTTGACGATAATGTCGTCGCCTTTGTCGATGTTGCCAAAAGTAGCGGCATAGCCCGAAAACGTGCCGTCATCGCTAACCGCCTTCATTTCGACGGGCAATGTAAAACTTTTATTCATGTTTATTCCTCAGGAACGTGATAGCCAAGTACGCATCGGCAGTTGATAACATTTGCCGCGCCGCCACTTGGGTCGCTCGGATATTTCATTTTTGAGCCGTTGACGTTGAATGATTCGCCCATTGGGATAATCTTGCCGTTAACGCTTCGGTGAGAGTCTCTGACCCTGCCGTCATTCGTGCTAATCCATTCGATTTGAACATCGAGTCCGCTGTCTGTTGCTGCCATTTGAGCGCGTGTGAATTGCGAGACATTGGCCGCTTTGTGTGTTTCGGTTCGTGCGATTGTCATAGCGCGAGATTTAGCGTTATTGCCGCCTATCTTGCTTGCTATGGCCTTCGCTATGGTGTTCGATGTGATGTATTGCTCTGACGTGTTACTAAGCGTCATCTGCTGAATAATGACAGCCGACGCACTGGCGATTGTTGTGTCTGCTATTTCTGCTGACGTGGTCAAAACATTAGCAGCCAACACGCCTAAAATTTGCGACTCGATAGCTGTATCTTGAGTATCAAAAACCGACTTGATGCTGATAATGCCAATGCTTCGGAATGTCTGATTTGTAAGTCTTGAAAGCTCGGTCAAGATAACAACTAATCGTTTTTCGTGGTCTTGACCAATGCCTTGAAACTTGCTGTCGCTGCCATTGTCCAAATAAGACTTAGCCAACGCATCACCAACAATCTTTAACTCTGCTTTTATTTTGCGAAAATACTTAGTTGATATTTTGTCTTGAGCCAACAGAACCTTTCGAGCGTATTTGAGCTTATCAATACGCTTAATAGTCATGGTTTAGCCTAATTTATGGTGCAAGTGGCGGGATGTCTGCGCCTGCCATGTCTAACGGTATTTTGTTGCTATCAACAAGAATAACGTCACCGCCCTCTGCTGACTCATAACCCATTGCTGCACGTTTTTCGTCAACCTTAAGCGAGGTCAAGCCGTCAATAACTTTGTTTCGTTCTGCGCGTCTTGGCTCTAATGCCGTGATGCCGTCAGTATCGACAATGAGTTTATAAGTTGGCGGCAATTTGAAATCTTTACGCAAAAAGCCAAGCAATTCAGAAAGCAAGCTATTAACCATCGGTATAACTTCGTCCTCATAAAATGCCGCCCTTGCTTGTTCGTAATTAGCGAACGTCTGACTGCCTTCAATTCCGATAATCTGAGGAGGAACTCTTAACACCTGGCACACATCGAGCTGGCTTAAACGCTTACCGCTGACAAATTCCATTTCTCTAGGCGTGAAGCTCATGCCCTGCCATTTCAAGCCACCGTCCAAAATCATCGGCTTGCCTGAATTTTTAGCCCCTGCATATTTGCCGTTGAATTGCTCTTGCAGGCGATTGAATGACGTGTCGCTGACTTCGCTATCCGTCCACAAAACGCCGCTTGGAGTCATGCCGTTTTCTAGCATGGCTTTGTTAGATTTTGCGTACTCGTTTAGCGTGTCAATGCTATAGGCCGCAGAGTAAAGAGGGCTAAGACCGCGCCATCTAAACAAAGGATTGTATTCCGCCCAAATCATCAACTCAGAAAACTGGTATGTTTTAACTGTCGATTCTTCGTAAGTGTCGGACGGCGTATAAGAGCAAGTAACAGGTAAACCCATACTAAAAGTCGTAATCTCAAGCCAGTCTGGACGCAATGGCCATAGCTCAACACTTTGACCAATGCCAATTTTTAATACGTCGCCTTCGCCTGCAATGTCATGTGAGCCGATCATCTGAGTTAAAAACTTTTCCCATGGCTGCATGGGGTTTGGCTTATTCAGCAAGGCTAAAATCGGGTGATTGGCAAATGACTCGCCTTTTTCGTTTACCAAAATCACAGGGCATTCAATAGCGGCCTTTTGCTTTGCCATGATGCAAGCGCGAACGGTCGGATTATCACGATAGCCCTCAGTAGCAAACGCCACAAATTCACGCGCCGACCATGTAGCCGAGTTTCTTTGCATGATCGAACGAATGGCATTAGAGGACTTTTCCTCTTTTTTCCAAAATTGCCACCATTTCGACATTATAAAAATCTCACTTTCGGTTCGTTTTTGCGTTTAACTAGAGGTTCGATTGCATAACGTAATGCGTCAGCATAGTGATTATTTGCATCTTCTATGTCTGCGGTTTGCTCGCCATGCTTATCTAAGCGATAGCTGTACGCTGCCAATTCTGCATAACAGCAATCAGCATCGGGGTGAATAATGATTTCTTTGAAAGATTGCAGGACGACAACACCATCCTCAACACTGCCTTTCCATTTGACGCACCCTTTGATTAAGGGAATGTCTTTTTTAACCTTGCTAATCGTTTCAGGCCTTGCGCAATCAGCGCGTGATGTGAATTTCTTAACGCTTGGGACGTGCTTTTCTAGCCAGTCCGCCGTGTCGTCTAATTCAAGACCAACCTTTGAGCCTGCTCGTCTTATGTAGAGCGTTTCATTTTTAACGTATGATTCTATGATTGCCGTAGGGTCAACACTGAACCCCCAGTCGATGCCGATTAACGGATCACCAAACGACTCATCAAGCGTAAAATCTAAAGACCTTAGCTTTTTAGCTAAAATCGAATTGTCAGATATTTTTAGAAACTTGCCTTCCCATATCCACGAATAACGCCCTGCATCTCCGCGCATATCGCGCAATCGCTGATTGTTTAGCGACTCAGGAAACCACGGGTTATCCTGCCAATTAATCGTGACATGCAGCGTTTTATCGTCATTTTTAACGATAAACTCTTGCCATGTTGGGTCTGTTTCGAATCGCGGATTAAACACAACGTAAACCCGCACCATGCCGTAACGTGGTGTCGGTCTTAAATAATCCCATGAATTTTGTGTGATATTTTCGGCTTCATCGGTCAAGACAACCCGAAGTTTATTGATCGACTTAATGTTCGTGATGTTGCTTTTTAGCCCTGCGAAAATAAACTTCGCGCCAGTGACTAAATTAGTTATTTCATTTTGCAGAATCTTAAAATGATTTGTTAAGTTGTTTTTGTGAATACCGCTAACAATCGCTGAATACAAACTATCGTTAATTGATTTCTGTATTTCACGACAACAGAGAATAACGCCATCATCAATAAAGGACTCAAGCAAGCCAATAGCAACAAGAGCCTCAGACTTTGCGCCACCCCTGCCACCTTCCCAAACTATTGTATCGTATTTATTTGATGTTAAATTTTCAAATGAAGGTAATAATTTGCTAGGTACTTCAAGATTCATTTTTAGACACTACGCCTACAATATTAAATGTCGGCAACTGTAAAGGCGTTCCGTTTGTTCCTGTGTGTTCAATAACTTGCTTATCTAATCCGAGAATCCGAGCCTTGCCCATTGTTGCGCTAACCATTGATGCGGCTTTAGCGGTGTCTTTGGCCATCTGTCGAGCTTCTTCTAATTCAATTATTAGCGTATCTTTCGTGATGTCGTGGCGTTTTGCCAATTCGTTTCTTAATTCTTCGATTCTTAACGTAATCTTACCGTTATTTAATAACTCAAAAGCCTTTATGTTTACTGATTCTGGCTTCATTTTTTCGCAATTATAAGACTGACGATAAGCCTCAGAAGCATTCCCAAGCTCAATATAGAGATTGCAGAATTTCTCTTGCTTAATCGTTAGTTTCATTATTTGAGTCCAGCAATAAGCCACAGCACAAAATAAACCATCCAGCCCGCACTACATGCAATAGCCATTAGGAGCGCATCGGCCTGCGGTTTGGTGATGACTTGGCCTGCTTTAACTTGTTGTGTATGACCGTAGCCAATAGTCCACACGCCAGCACTACATTTGTACGCAGTTGTTCTTAAGCCCTCGAATTGACGCACCAATGACAATCCTTTTTCGGAAATCATAGCGACCTCAAATTTTAGGCATAAAAAAGGCCGCTTTTGGGGCGACCTTAAAAACATTTGCTTAATCAATAAAATGACCAGCATGACTAAAAGATAGTACAAATGTACAAAAGTGTCAAATGCTTATTACTTTGCCTGACATACGCCACTAAACACACTACCAACATCACTCACCGCTTGACGCTCAAAATCTGTTAGCTGCTGGAATATCTCACGACGACGGTTATAAAACGTGATGCGTGACTGTTCTTGAGTTGTTGCAATCTGCTCTCTAATGCCGCGACGAATAGCCACACAAGCCCACATCCAAATTATTAACCGTTTAACTTTTTCCGATGCCTTAGATTCGACCATGTTAGCCAGTTCGTTAATCGCTCTGATGCGCTCGTTTTCATCAACCGAGTATTTGGCTGTGATTGCCAAAAATGAACCCTTGCTGACTGTTCTGTGTATTTTTGCGCGTGTCATTGCGTCTTGGGTCAATCGCTCAGTCAAAGTTAAACGCTCCAAATCGCTGTGTAATTTCGTTAAGTCCTCGACATAGCCGCTTGAGTATTGAGTTTGCCATTGTGCAGGCTTGCAAGTTGATATTGAGTCAACAGCCATCGCTCTAATGATTGCGTGTTGTTCGTTTCTATATACGGCTAGACAAGACATAAACACCTCACTTAACAGGGCAAAAAGAAACTTTAATCTCCGGGCAAATGCTCGGCTTGTTTCTCGCGTGCGTGCGCGTACTGGGTAGAAAACTCTGGCTCATCAAATAGCCAGTCTAAAACTGTAGGCTTACTAGGCATATCATCACAACG